ACACAAGAAATCATGCGCCGCCTTGATTGCCACAATGGGCCGTCCAGCCCTGCGGTGCGCTTTGATTTCGTCTATGAAATCGGGCATAGACCACCCGCTCGCCACCAACACCATGTTGCCATCGTGTTTGGTGGGAGCGAGGGTCAGTTCTGGCAGACCACGGGCAAGCGCCGAACGGATGTTGGAACATAGTTCCTCCTCCGTACCCGCCGCCTGTACCGTGATCTCCAGAGGCTGCATTACGCGTTCAACCCCGTCAGGACATGGGGATAACCGGCAATGCAAGTGACAGCGGAGGCCGAGGCCGCCGACGTCGTTGCCACAAGGCCCGCCACCAAGCCCGCAGTCACCGTGGCGTCGTCAAGAGCGCCCGGGGTTGCGGTCGTGAACAGCGGGACGTTCGGCTGGCAGCCGACCAACACGCTAACACGGGGCTTGCCGCCCAACTGCACCCAGCCGTAGTAAGCCGAGGCAATGGACACCTGTGCAAAACCAACCGCCTTGGAATTGGCAGAGTTGGTCGTGGTCAGCGGAGCCACCTTGTTGTCAACGGAGACGGTCACAGCCGACCACGTTGCACAAGTTGAAGCCGCCTGCACGTACAGGGCTTGTCCGCCGTCGCTCAGGTTGACGACGGTGCCAACGGCAAACGAGGGCGAGGTGTCGGTGTATTCAAGCGACACACCAATCATATTGCTTACAGAAATAGACATTTGTTTGCCCTCTTAATCAATCAGCACGCCTTGGAACTGAGCGCCCGAGCAGGTCAAGTTACCCGCCCAGCCGATCAACTTCACAATGGCGTCTTGGTTAACGGCCTGCCGCTCGCCGCCAATCGGCACAAAGTTGCGATCTTTGTGCGGGCGGAAATGCAGGTACTTGGTGTTCAAGAACCACATATGGTTCGCGTTGCCAGCGCCGCTGTTATACGACGAGGAACCGATACCACCGTCCAGCACAACGTCAGACGCCATACCGGCACCGTAATACTTGAGCGAGGCAAAGCCTGCGCCAGCCATGCCCGAGCCGGACTCGGTGATGCGCTGGATGGCTTGCAGCGACTGCAAGTAATAACGGTAGTAGTTGTTGTCAGCAACGATCAGGTCAGGCTTGTCGGTGCCACGAACGAGTTGGACGGCCAGAGCGTCCATGTAACCCTGAATCGTGGTGGACGACACAACGCCCGAGCCGCTGACCGAGGCATCAAACACCTTGGACTGCCAGAACGACCACACGGCGCGGTTGATGCCGCCGTAGGTTCCGGTGGTCGGGTCATCCGGCACAGCCGCAGCAAGGCCCGTGAGGTTCTTGCCCGCGTTGCCGGTGCCATCGCCGTACAGGTCGCCCGAAATGCGGTTAGCAAGTTGGGCTTCCGCGACTTCCATGCGACCGTCAAGAAGGTCAATGATGGCCTCCTTACCCGAGTTCTGGATCATCTCCAGACCCGAAATGGTCACGGCAGAAGCGTACTGCGTGATGCTGAACTGCGCCGACGAAATCGGGCTGTTCTGGCCGACGTTCAACACTTCGTATCCCGAATAGGAATTCGTGTTGTTGGTGGTCGGGTCGTTGTACATGATTTCTTGCAAAATCACGTTACCGCCCGAGAACGTCTTGACGTTCCCGCGCTCCTTGAGACGACGCAACAACGCATTGTTGTTCGTCACGTTGTCAGCGAGTTCACCGCTACGGCTCTGGATCGTGGTAGCAATGATGTCGCTGATACTTGAGTTGGCAAATGCCATTTTAATGCTCCTATATCAGTGGTTATAAGCGCGACTCGGATTCGGAAAATGCCTCCTCCAAGAGCGCACGACGGTTTGCTGCCTTGGGAGCCGTGTTTACGCCGGGTGTGGCGCTTCTGACACTCACCGCTGCTGCTCGGGCGGCTTTCGCTGCCCTGTTCTGCTCCTTGGCTTGTCGAGCGGCAACTTCAGCCTGTTGGGCCTTATTGATTTGCTCAAACAAGTCAGGGTTCAATCGAATAGCCTTTTCATATGCTTCGTCCAGCGTTTCGGCCATGCCACTCTGTAGGAGTTGGATCATGGTCGGGCGGGCTTCTTCAAAATGATCGGCCTTCATACTAAATTGGTTGATTTCACCCAGCAGTTGCTGGTTTTGCTGCATTTCCTGCTGCTGTTTCCAGCCCATTACTTCGCCGCGCACGTTGTTCAACTCGTTTTGGAGTTGCCATACGAGCGGGTCAACTCGCGCTTGCGGCTGCTGCTGTGGCGACTGGCCGCCCGTAGGCAATTGGATGCCGTAGGACTGCGCCAGTTGCATAAATAACTGCATCTTTTGCTGCGGCGGGGCGGTACGCAGCGTGTAGTCCGCTTGCATGAGGGCCGACACCGCCTTTTCGGGCGACAATCCCATGCCTTGAATGGTCGGCAGGTACGGCGCGATGGCTTCCTGCATCGTGTCGGCAAACTGCGCCTTGGAAAGCAGCGGTTCGACACCGGCGCGCATTTGTTCTTCGCGTTGCCATGCGTATTCCTGCATCTTCGGGTCGGCTTTCTGCCAAACCTCGTGGTAATCCTTCTTCCACGACGCAGGCGGACGACGCCATACCGGCGGTTCTGCCTCCGTCTCCGGTGGCTCAACTTGAGTCGCCCGTGGCGCAAAGCGGCCTTGCGAATCACGACCATCAACCGGCTCGCCCTTTTCGGCTGCCTCTAACCCTTGCTCCAGCATCGCACGACGGTCTGTGACCTCTGCCTGTAGGGCTTCGTCTCGTTCTACTTGCTCGTCCATTAGCCTCTCCTGTGGGGATTGGTGAAATTAGCGTGCTGGCGCAGGTCGCGCAGTATGCGATCCGCTTGCTCATTGGTCAGGCGCGTGTTGACCATGTGCTTGATGCGCTCCAACCGGGTGTCCACCGGCGTTTCGCGCCTTCCGTGCTTGCTCGGGTCTTCGTTGCCAACCTCAACGCAGTTGTTTGCCTTAAGGTGGCGTCGGTGTTCCGAGCGGGAGGTAACCATCTTGCCGTCGATCATGCTTTTGTACGGCACGATGTCAGGCATAACGTAGTGATAACGCCCCTTAGCGTCTTTCTTACGCTCTACAAACTCGCCGTCAACGTATACGTAAGTGCGTTTCATTGCTCAAACGGTGGCGTTGGCATCGTCTTGCCCATCTGGGCAATGACCAGTTTGGTTTGTGCGTCAAGGTCAGCGCGGTAACGGTCAGCAGCCTGCTTTTGTTGCAGTTCGGCAGCCTTAAGGCGTGCCTCAAAGTCCATTTTCTGCTGCTCCATCGCCATCTTGGCTTGGTTTCGCATCTGCTCCATCTGCATCTCATGCTGCATCTTGGCTTGCGTAAGGGCAGATTCCATCTGCATCTTGCTTTGCTCCAACTGGCCCTTTTGCTGCATCTCGGCTTGCTTGCCTTGCTGCTCAGGGTTTTGCTGTTGCATTGCCGCCTGCTGCAATTGCTGCAACGTGGCGTCGATCTGACCCTCAATCGGACGGGCCGCTTTGAACGCCTGCATACCAAAGCGCAGCAGTTCCATCATCATCGGCACCATCTGCGGGCTGGCCTGACCAACCGGCAAGGCTTGAGCGAGGAATCCGCCAAACGCCTGCAAGAACTGCATACGGTCTTGCTTGTTCTGGTTTTCGTCCAGCATCACAAGGCTGTCGGCAGCAATATCCACGCGGAAATTCCGCAGCGGCTTGTCCTTCAGCAACTCCAGCGCCTGCGGGATCAACTGTTGGTCGGCTGGCGTCATCTGCTGCGCGGCAGCGTAGGCAAGAATGGTCTGCGGCTGGTAATGCAGACACATTACCTGCGCCTTCAAGCGGATCAGTTCTGACGCAAAGAGGGCGACGTCCTCCTGCATCGACCGCAACCTCAATCCGGCGTACTGTCCTTTGATTTGCTGCGCGGTCGCGGTTTCGCTGGCGAACGAGGTGCCACGGATAATGTCCGAGATACCCGTGATTTCGTAGATTTGGGACTTGATGTCTTCCCGAGCGCGGTAGCACTGGATGAGGGCGTTGGCGAGGGTGTCGAGCGGAAGAAGGTCAATGCTGCCTTTAAGGCCGCCCTTCTCGCTAAAAGCCATCCATTTGTCAACTGGAATAAGCGCATTGTTGTCGCCCTCGGTCATCAGTCGTTGCAGGGCAGGCTGGCTGCTGTCGTATACGCCACGCACGCGCAGCGCCTTGACCAATCCGTCAATGCGGTCGGACAGGATGTCCAACTCCATCGCCTGATCTTGGTACAGCAGGAAATCCGGCACCGGCACAAGCGTGTCGCTGGTCGTCGTCGCGTAAAGCGGCTTCGGGCAGGGAAAAAACCCTTCGATCCCGAGCGGGTCATCGCGGACGTCGATCATCTGCGGCATACCCTTACAGAACCAGTAGACCTTTTGGGTTTCCTTGTCCCACAGTTCACAAATCTTCGCACGGTTATACGTGCGCTTGGCCTCGTTATAGGCGTTCAGCGGCTCTGGCCCTTGGTCAAGGGGTATCTTGCGAGCCATTTCGTCGCCAAAGCGTTCTGCGAGCGCCTCACGGTTCATGTACACCCAGCGCCACACGCAGGTGACTTCTTCCCATGTGCGGGCCTGTGAGTGTCCAAAGTCGCGCCAATGGATGTAATCCACCGGGGCGCACTCGTATTCGATCTGCTCAAGGTTCGGCGGCGCACCCTCACCCTGTTCAATGGCCGAGGTGATGGACACGCCATCGTCCTCAATGCCAATGGGGGCAACGTGCGGCTCGTACCGCACCCACGCCGTACCGCGACCGCCGAGGAACCGATCCTCAACGTCGTATTTCATCGTCGAGCGGAAATCGGGGTAATGCTCAATCTCAAAGTCGATGGCGCGTTCCAGCAACTGCGAGGCTACGCGGCCAACTGGGTCGTTATCGCCAAAGCGACGGCTGATGTCAGCCTTTGGGAGTTTGGCGTAAACAGCAGGGGTTAGCGTCTGTACGTTTGACCACAGAATGTTGAAACGGGCGGCTTCGTTGCCACCCTGCCCACGGCTGTCGTCCCGGTACCGCTTAACGATCTTCTTGGTACGCGCCTGCCACTTGGCAAACTCGTTGTCATACTGACCGATAATTCGGAGGTACTTTTCCAGTTCCGGTTGCAGTATGCCTTCCATGATTAGGCCGTGAAGAATCCGACAGCCATGACGGCAAGCCCTGCGCCGGTCGTGATCGCCCACGGGCCGGTAGCCGAGGCAGCGTTAATCTCAAGGCTATAGACGCCCACCGGAGTGTTGGCAGCCATCGTCAGGACGGTCGTGCTGCCGTCAATGACGCTTAACGTGCTGGTGCCAGTCGTCGTGACCGTCACCACAATGCGATGGAGGTAGTCACCCACGGCACCTGTGCCACCGAGTACCTGTGCGGTCTGCGAGGCGGCGACTGTTTCATAGGGGTAACGATTAGGGCTGACAATGCTCATATCCTTGCTCTCCTGCTAACGGTACGGTCGTGAACCGACCACATGTCGTTCAACGTGACTGTGTTCTCCGGCCCCACCATCAGCGGCTTGACCTCTGGCGCTGGGGGCTTGTCAGCGACTTCAGACCATGATACCGCAACCATACGGAAAGCGTCACTAGGGTGTGACGTCCAATCGTGGCGCGGGGATTGCCGGTACGCTTTCTTGTCTTCGTCGTATTCGCGTTGGTACTGCCGCAGCGCCTCAATGCCATCACTGCATTTGGTTGCGTCAAACCACACCCGGGGCAGCATCATGCGTACCGCTTGGATGCCCGACTGCACGCCAATGTCAGGGACAACAGCCAGTTTGCCAATGTCGAGTTGTGCGGCCAATTGCTCAATGATGCTCTTGCCCGTTTGTAGGCTCTTGGCCCGAGCATCGTGCGGCAGGTAGTGCTTGGCGTAGCGGTAGGGCTTCTTCGTCACGACGTCCGCAATGGTATGGATGTCCTCGCCCGATACGGCATAGAAGTCAATCACGCGGATTTCGCCACGAGTGACTTGGTAGAACCATATTGCCGTGTCGTCACGCCACCCCAAGTCCCATGCGGTGTATACGGGCATACCGGGGTCATACGGCACGTTGGTGATGCGGCCTTGGTCGTTAGCCTCGCGCATCTCCTTGCCGTAAAAAGCGCCGAGAATCGCAGCCTCAAAACTGCACTCGTACTCCTGTAGGTACTGATCCTCGGCCAACTGCGCCCGTGCTGCGGCTAATTCGCCAGCGGGCAACAACCCCGACGATGAAGCGGGGAGGCGCAACAGGAACCATTCATCCGGCAGGCGCTTTGCTGTCTCGTAAATTTCCCAAAACTGGTTCTTGCCCTTCGGTGTACCGCCAAATACAGCCCAACCTTGCTTGTCTGACAGCGCCGGGCGTATGACGTTGCCGAATACACTGGGCTTAAAGTCACCGAATTCGTCCATGTATACGCCCGAGAACCCCAGTCCGCGCATATTGTCTGCGGTTTCGGCCCCGTACAGCCGTATCTGGCTGCCGTTGATGAGGGTTATGGTCAGTTCCTGCTCGTTGACCGATTGAGTTATAGGGTGTGCGCCGTCCTTAAAATACTGCCAAGCAATTGCCTTGGCCTGCGACCTGTACGGACTGACATATCCGAACAGCCCGTAAGGCCCTTGGTACATCGCAGCAGCGCGAATCATGTCGTTGACGGCGGCGACGGTCTTACCTGCGCGTCTGTGCGCTACGAGGCAAGCCCAGCGTTTAGTGCGCTCATGGAACGGCATGAACGCCTTTCGCGGTGCGTAGGGGAGGATTATTCGGGTGCCATCCATCCGATCTGTACCTTGACCGGGCCGTTGTCCTTGCCTGTGATCTCTTGGCGGGCGAGTTTGGGAACGTGGTACTCCAGCAGGGTGCTAAAGCACTCAAAGGCAGCCTGTGGCCCCTTCTCCGCTGCGATCTCGTCTAGCCACCCTTGGAGGCGGTCTGCATTGCCGTCCACAAACGCTGCAATGGCTTCTCTGGCGGCCTGAGTGGACTTATTGGGCAAACCCTTTGGTCTACCCGGCCCGCCTTTCTGCCCCTTTTTAAAAGCACCTGCGTTCATTTGCGGTTAATTAGTTCGTTTACGGGTACGTCATACGATTTGAACGGGTAAGTTTGGCGGCGTTGCTCCTTGGTCATACCAAGTCTTGCCTGAACTGCCCTTGCTTCGGCCTCACCGGCTAACCGTTTGTACTGCTCTCTCGGATTAGCCTCTAACTCCATCTGTTTTAATTTGTTTAGCAACGCTTTGATTTCTGGGTCATTCAACGTTTCTGGCTTTCCGCGCTCAAACCCGCTGAAAAGGAATTCACTATCCTTGTGCCGACTTGCAGCCTTACTTGCAATTTTCTCTCTGATCCAATTCATCGTTCCTTCCCGCTGTTCTCGGGAAACAATCGGGAATTGATCGGGATTACCACCACGGGCAAACTCTTCCTTCGCTTGCACGGCGTGTTGGAGTTCATGTGCCAGTACGGATTTAATTTCGGGTCGGTTTCGCCCTGACACCCCAATTTCGGGGTCTAGTCCAACACTTCCGTATTCAGCCGGTACTCTTGCTTGGAAATACCCAGTTTCAGGTACATCGGGCTTTACGCGCATCGTCGTAAGCGTTTCCTCCATAATGTCAGGGTATGCAGCCCGCATTGATGGATGAAATACTGCTTCCTCAACGTTCCATGCGCGTGATCGCCCTCCCGGCAACCCGAATCCGGGCTTAAACGCCATTTCGTCTGGGATTTCTTGTCGCAGTTGATCGTCAGTACCGCGATAAGTTCCCGTCTCACGCCAAATGGTTTCTGGGTCTGCCCCTGCGGCTTCCATTTCCTCGGCTCGTTTGGCGGCAGCAGCATCCCATGTTTTTGCAGATTTCCCAATAAAGATTTTCTGCATCGTCGGATCGTATTGTTTCAACGCTCCAACCAATTTGCCTAACGGCACAGCAGACGCAGCAGCCATCGCCATGCCAGCCTCGTCATCGGCTCGGCGGGCGCGTTCAAAGTCACGGGCAGCGAGGGCTTGGCCTACACCCGGCACTATGCTTGCGCCCATTTCCACAGCCATGTCCACAGCGTCAGAATCTTGCGGCTGGTCAAGGCTAACCATGCGCTCATAACGGCGTTTTAGGTCGGCCTTGTCCCCAAGGTATTGGAGGGCTGCGGCGACTTGTTCGCGGCGCATCGGCATTACTTGTTCCTGCTGCTAATGGCCCGTGCCTTGGCCTTTGCGTCCTCCTTGCTGGACGCGCCCCACGCCTTCAGCGCAAGGGCTAGGCGAGTAGGCTCGCCGTTCTTCGCCATCGGCCCCGGCATATTGCCCATACGGGCCAAGAAAGAGGCTCGGCGTGGGTTGTCGCCTGACTTTACCGGCGGCTTCAGCGTCCCTCCTGTTTCGGCCTTGTACGAGGCACGGCCCTTGGCGTTCAACCCGCCTTTTGGGTTCTTGCCCTCGCTACGAGTCCACGCGGCTGTCATTTGTTCTCTTTCTTGGCCGTCTTGGCGCTCTCACGGAACGCCTTGGCTGTCGGTGCGCCGGGTTGGCCGGGCTTACGCATACGCTCGCCACTGCCCGCCTTAATGCGCTCTTGTTTAGCGAGAATATTGGCGTAAAGACCGGGTTTGTTCACTTGAACCGCTCCAATTTGTACAGAAGGGAGGCGATCTCGCCCACGATCTCGTCAATGATGTTCTGCAAATCGGTGTCTCCAGGCAGGTCTTTGCGGATGCCCTTGACGAACGTCAGCAGGCTGTTAGCGTACTTGGCCGCATCGGTCTGTACCTTAAACCCTTCGGGGTAATCGGCCAGCGGGATGATCCCGTAGTGGCCTTGATAGGCTTCCGCGTACTTGTCAGCCAAGTCCACGATGTTCTGATAGTAATGCCCAAGTGCCTTGTGACCGGCAAAACTGGCCGTCTGCAAATGAAGGAAGTGCGTCGCGGTGGCTGAATGCAGCAAAACACCTACAAATTCAGCGGCGTCTTTGTGGCTCATTGCGGCGTTAGCCTCAAGGTGGGCAGGATTATTGCAGTCGTAGCATCCCCTACCGCGTATCGCTCTGTCAATACTCGCTCGGGCGGGTATACGAGGATGCGCTTGGACAGGTCAAACTGCATAGCGTTCCATACCCCCTTCTCGACACCCTCAAAGTCGTCAAGCGTGATAATCGTGTCGGGGGTACAGAGCCGCGTCAGGTGTTCCCGATCATCCGCCTGTAGCCGCCCGTCAAGGTGCAGCAGGTCAATCTTGCCGTCTAGTTTGGCAAGCATCTCGGTGCTGCTGCTGTGGTACTGGGTAATCTTGGTTGCAATCGGGAGTTTGAAATCGTGGGTCATGTCGCAGGTATGGACGTCAGCACCCAGCCGCGACAGCACAAACGTCGATTTGCCAATGTACGTGCCGACCTCGGCCACCCGGTTGGGCCGGAAGTG